GGCGGATCGATAACGATAAGCGGCGGGGTCAGAAAGCCGGAACCCGCCTGCGTAATCACAGGCGCCGAAAGCGCGCCGCCAACGATTGCGTATGCGGTCGCGGCCTGGCCGCCGGCCGGCGCGGCACCAAACGAAACGGTAACGCCAGTCGCCACCGGGCCGATGCCGTTGGCGAGCGCGCCGCTGCCGGCGGCGGTGATTTGCGCGCCGACGACAATCCCAGACTGATTGATGAGGCGCCAGTTATAGCCGTCACTCTCGACGGGTACCTCGTCCATGTTGGGCGGACCGAACGTGCGCCACTGCAGGGCGAACGGATCGAACGACTGCAGCACGGTCGCAAGCCCGAGCGTCACGAGAAAATTTCCCGGAGGCAGGTAGCACATCGACCCGCCCGCCAGCGGGATTTGATACTCCTGCTGACCGAAGGGGAATGCCCCGCCAATCCTGATCATCGGCATAGCGTATCGTCCTCAGATGGGCAGAAACTGCAGGTTGTCGGCCTTGAGATGTGCCTTTGGTTTCACGTCCACCAGTTCCAGCAGCGTCAAAATCGCACCCATGTACCCGAACTGACCGACCACGAGCAGGTCCGCGAAACCCGTGAAGAAAAACGCCGCGCGCTCGTGCACGTACAGCGACAGGTAGTCCGTGTTCTGCAGGTAGAGCGTTCCCTCGGGAGCGTAGGGGTCGGCGTAGATTGGAACGCCCGCCACATCGATGGCGCGGAACAGCGTGCCTACCTCGCCCATGCCGAAATTCACGGCGGGGGTAACGTTATAGCGTTCCTGACTCGTGAAATCCTGCGCGAGCTGTGTCCACGTGCCAACACCCGTGATGCCCAACTTGGGCAGCTCTCCCGTCACCTTCATGCACTGGGCGATGTACTGGAAAATCAGATTGCGCGTTGGCGCGGCCGGCGAGCCGTTGTGGACGTATGTCGATTTCCAAAACGGATTGGAGGTGCGATTGATGTTGCCGTAGTTGAGCGCGAACGTGCCATCATCGATCGCGGCGGGGAACCCGATCAACTGCTGCTGATTGGAGACGTTCGTGAACAGCGTCGTCGAGAAAGTGTCCAGGGTGACGTTCGTCGCATCGTTCATGCGCGCTTCGATCAGCGGCACGACCGAATAGTCGAGCTGCACGAGGCCTTCGAAACCAACGAACGGAATGGCCGTGCAGAATGCCTTGAGATTGAACTCCGCATTCTGAAGACCGGGAGTGGTGCCCGGCTGATTGAATGTGCCGTCGTACCCAAGCCACTGCCCCGTGACCATCGGATTGCCCTGCAGAGGGACGGTGATCGGCGACAGGCCGCCACTGGCCACCTGGGCGCCCGCGAGCAGCGCGGCGATCGTTGGCGACGACTTCCAGAGCTGCACGAAAACCTTGGGAACGAACGCGCGCCGAGTGACGGCCGTCAACTCGTTGGTGATCGCAGACTGGGCGGGGATAATGCCCTGGCCATATACAGGCATGGTCTATTCCCTCAGCGTGGACGTGCCTTTTTCAGCTCATCGATCACGGCAAATGCCGTCTCGCGCGCGGCCCCCTGTGGATCTTTCACGAGCGCGTCAAAACCTGTCGGGAAGTCGAATTTCGGGGACGGGCGCGGCGGCGAGTTTGCCGGTGCAGCGGGCGCAACTTCTGATGCATACAGACGGGCGCCGCGTTCATAGTCGGAAATCCCGACCTCCGACATGATCGCCTCGATTTTTTTCACGTCATCGTCCGAATAGCGCGAGAGCAATGCCGCGCGCGCCGCTTCCGTGCGCACCCGGATCTCGTCTCCCTTGCGCTGCAGTCTCTCCGTAGCCAGTTCCTCGCGCAGCGTATCCAGCTGGTCCTGCATGACCATGTCGGCCTGGGCCGCGTAGCGTTCCGGCGCCACTTTCTGCACCGCCTTGAAAAAATCGCGGCGGGTTTTCGGATCGTGTCCGACCTGCAAAGCGAGCCTACCCAGTTCGGCCAGTGCTTCCGCGCTGATCTCAGGCATATGGCCACCCCTTACGCACGAACGGCCGCAGCTCTCGCCCCGGCACGTCACGTTCCCGGCGTTTCACGCGCTCATTGCGCCTGTACTCGTCCGGCTGCTGCGTACGCGTCACGTTGGCCCAATTCCGAGGAAAATCGTAGTTGGCGAGCACGGGCATGTACATGGCCCCAACCGAGGGCGTCCAACCCTTGGCTTTGGGCGTGCGGTACATTAGATCGGCTTACCCTTGCGGCTCGACGGCCCGCCGCGCTCAAGGTTCATGTCGTTCGCCCGGCCGTATTTGTCGGCACTGGAAAACCCGCCGAACTTGACGTATCCGGGCACGTTTTTGAACATGCCGCGATCCTTGACGCGCTCACCGAGCTTGCCGCTGCCAACCTTCGGGTGGAGGAAGTTTTTCGTGCTGCCTGCCATCAGTCTGCCTCCGTCAAATCGAGGTAGTACGTGTTGCCGAGCTGCAGCGCGTCGAGCGCAGCTGGGTTGTCCACCATCATGCGCAGCTCGCCGCTCGGCGTCGCTTTCTGAAAGCGCCGGTCCTCGGGAATGCTCTCGTCATACTCGGGTCTGAACACAAGCGTTTTGCCCGAGGCCGACTATGCATAGGTCATCGCCTCCACGAACTTGAATTTCGCCCGCACCCTCATGCTCCCGGCGCTCCACCTTCCATTGGATTTGGCATGCCCTTCGGGGGCTGTGCCGCCAGTGGCGGCGGCGGCGCTCCGGCCATCGGTCCGCCCTGTTTCGCCATCTGCGCCATCTGCAAAATGCCAGCGGGGACGAGCCCCTGCGTCTGGCCTTTTTCGAATGTTGGCGCCAGACTCTTGATCGCGTGCAACACCGCCATGTACTTTTTGCTGCCGGCCGGATAGCTCGTCAGCGCGCGATGCAGCGTCGGCAGAATGGCGTTGATCAGCGCATCCGCGCCGGCTTCGTTGCCCGCGCCTATACCGGCCGTCGTCGGAAGGGGCGCCCCTGGCCCCGGGGGACCGCCCGCCATGTTGCCGGGCATTTTTGGCCCGGGTGGTGGCGGCGGGGCGCCCGCGCCTGGTATTTCCATTGCCATGACGGGCGCGTGTACACGCGCGGAAATTGTGCCGTCAAACAAAAAACGAAACCCGCCTCAAGGGGGAGAGACGGGTTCCGAGTCGCAGGGAGTCGCCTTGGAGGGGCAACGCCGCAATGCGCGGCCTGATCAGCGGCGATGGCGCCGCTTGTGCCGACGCCGGTTCGCTACCGGCAGATTCGTGCCAATCATGTGCGTTCTCCTGTACAAGAGCGGGCCTGGCGTGGCCAAGCCACCTTCACCGTCTGAGCGTGTACACGCACGGCAATTGTGCGGTCAAGCTTTTTGCGCCTGGTGCAGAATCTGCTGCTGCATCTTGGCCTTGGCCGCCGCGGCCTCCTGCTGTTCCATCTTGCGGAGGCCGTGAATGAGCCCAGTTTCCCCTGGCGGACGAATGAGCCGAATGAACGCCTCGCGATCGATGGCGCGCGCCTTGAGCATCAGCACGGCCTTGTCCTGGGCTTCGTCGGAAAACAAGGGCGAGTGCGAGTGGCCGGCAACACGGACCTGCCAATCAGCTTCGACCTGGTCCAGCACGAATTCCATGGTCTGCCCGCTATCGAGCTTGGTGCGCAACCTCTTGTCGTCATACCGTTTTTTGAGTTTGATTCCCTTGTCCGCGATTTGCACGAGGCACGGCTCCATGCCCACGGCCACCTTCCGGATGCGAGACGAGCCCGTCATTGCCAGGCGCTTGGCGTGCCCACCGCCCCGCACGCCCTGCTCACCCTTGCCGACCACGGTTTCCGTGAGGCCGGATGCCTCCAGGAACACATGACCGATTTCCTTGAAGTCCCCGAACAGATCGGGCGGCATCTCCCGCGCCAGGCGTTCCACCTTGAACCCGGGCATGGCGTCATAAACGTACGATCCCGGGCCATGCAGGGCCATCATCTGCTCGTCCGTAAGTCCCATGCCACCGCTTGCGTATTTCGGCGGGTCGCGCTGTTCTTCAAGGATTTCATGGATACTGTTGAGCGTTTCCTCACTCCAGTCCTGCAGGGGGATGAGCCGTTCCGTGTGCGCTTCACCCCAAAAATAATCGATCAGTTCGTACGGCCGAACGTGCACGAATGGGTGCTCGCCCGGCAGATACAGGTTGGACGTTGACCCGTACTCCGGAGTGATGCGCTTCGACCCGCGCAACGCATTCCGGAACTCCGGAAAACGCCGCACGAGAGACGCGTAGTTTTTCAGATCCACGGCCTTGATTGCATCGATCGTGTCGCGGCTATCCGACAGCAGCACGTCGGGTTCGCAAACCGTGAACATGCAATAATCGCCCTGTGGCACTCCCTCCTCATCAGGGTTGGCCTCGTCATCCCAGATCCACACCTCCGCGAACTGTACCTTTGGCGTATCCGTCTGCGCCTGATAGGTCGCCTGCGGGGTATACGCCCTGGTCACCTGACCCTGCAGGTTATCACCGAGGCCCTGCCGCTGCGGACCAAGAGCCACGATCGCCGCCAATTCGTTGGGGTACAGGCTCGGCTGCTCGACCACCGACGCCTGTATCAAGCCGATCTTGTCGCGCAGGCCGGCCCGCGTCAGGCGCTGCACGGCATTATCCCAGTGCAGCACGTAGGTGTGAACGAACGCCTCTTGCGCGTCCAAATCCGTTTCGGTCTCATCCCACACACCGATGTGATGGGGCGGCACCATCCGTGCCATCAATTGGTTGCGCTGCGAATTCCAATTCATCTTGAGGAACATGCTGTCGTAAACGATCGACCAGACGAGAGCCTGTCCGAAATCGTAGGCGATGCCCGAATCGCGAAACGTATCGTTCCAATTTTCCTCCACGGCCTTCAGCTGCGCGATGACCGCCGCGTCCGCGTTCTCTTCGGACGATACGCTGAACCTGCAATGATCAGCCGCATAGATAAAGCTCGCGATCAGGTCTGTGTGCGCATACAGACGATTGTATAGGACCACCTGGCCCTCGGTGGTCCCGAACAGGTAATAGCGGCGGCGCTTGTCGTAGAGCGTAACCCTGTCCTGTGTGGACTGGGTGCAGTTGTTGAGCACATCGACGACGAATCGCGTGCGCTCCGGGTCTTTGCGCGGGATGATCATGACGCCGGCACCTGGCGCTCGTCTTTGTGCACGACGTTGGTATTTTTCCTGATGTCGAGAGCGGAGGAGCGCCAGGCGGAATGGCCTGAGGCGTTGAGCTTGATCACATCCCCCGTGAACGCCGCTGTGGGGCGCGGCACGCCGTTGGCATCGATCGGGATGTCAATGCCGCCGGAAAGGCCAAGCGGGCTGAGTGACACCCGCTGCGTTTGGTGCACGGGCTGCGTAGCCTGCGGGGCTGCCGACTCGCCGGCCCTGGCCGACCGCAGGTTGGTGAGCCCGTACGCGTCCGCGATGCCTCGCAGCTCCCGATCCGCCCCCGGCGACGATTTCGCGATAGCAACTTTGCGCGGTATCCAGCGCAGCCGGTCTCCCCGGCACTTCGGGCAACACGTCGCGGGACGCTCGCTGTCGAATTCGGTACGGCACGTTTGGCGTAGGCATCGGTAGGTCCAGGCCATCGGGGGGCTCTCCAGGCCCCTCCACTGCGAGATACCCTGCGCCGCGACGTGTAACGTGAAATTTTCCTTCGTGCAAACCCCACCATATCCACGACAGGCGCTGCGCCATCGTCTCCGGTGTGTATTTCGGACGGCTGCGAGGCCACAGCTCCCGCGTATCCATACCCGCGAGGCGCGCCACCGCCGGCACCATTCTGGGCGTCACCCTACACCAGGCGAGAAAGCGGGCCACGTCGTCCGGCGGCAAAACGGGACGGTTGTCCGGGCCGCCCTTGTACGGGGTAGCCTTGCGAAAGTGTCGTCTGTGGCGGGGTCGTTTTGCCATCAACCATCACCCTGCTGTGCAGGTAGTTGAGCACCATTTGCTCCGCGTGTGCGGCCGCCGGCGGCCGCGTTCTCGCCGTCTCCGCGGCCGCGCGCGTCATGCGCATGCGCTCCAGCTTCGGCTTTTCCCACTGCGTCCAGCACTGGTGCGCCAGCACGGCCGCCATGAACCGGTCATCGGGACGCTTGCCTGCACCGCCTATCCACTGTTCCTCTTGCACGATCTGGCGCATTTCGTCGAGCAGCCCCATGCTGCGCAAGTGCACGCGGCCGAGCTGCACTGAGTCCCGGAAACTGTTGCACATATAGGATTTGATTTCGGCCGTCGTCTTGGTGTGCAGCAGGAATTCCCCGGACATGCTGTCGGGCCGGCGATACAAAAACGCCGTCATGTTTTTGAGCACGGCGCCAAGCGGCCCACCACTTGGCAACCGCGCTTGATTGCCCATCAGCTGCTTGCGCACCGATTTGATTTCCAAATCGACAGCATTGCCCGGCCCCTGGATTTCCAGATTGAGCCGGCACTTGCTGTAGTAACCGGCGAGGTGGCAGAGTATCCACGCGCATTCATACGTGTTCACGCGCCGCGACACGTACTCGGCGACCTGCACCGCGCAATCCCCGTAGCAGCGCAGGACACATATTGCCGTCGAGTTGTTGACATCCGAGCTGCCGTAGGCCGGATCGCACCCGATCACATACGTGGCGCCCGGGACCATCTCCTCCCAAATTTTGAGCTCGGCGCGCCGGATCTCACGAAGCGGCTCAAGCTCCGTATCCATCCAATTGTCTTTGAGCTGATAGCGATAGGGGCGCAGCGGATGCTTGCGTGCCTCACGCGACGCCTCGGTGAGCGCCCGGTTGGTGAAGAATTTTGCCCCCGTCGCCTGGAACGCATCATCCTCGGTCCATGGATAGCGCTCGTCCATAGCAGACAAGTCCGCTTTCTGCTCGTCCTCCAGGCACCACCGCCACCAGGCGATCTGCTCCCACTCGATCGCGTAATCGTATCGCTCCTTCACCCTGCGCCAGCGCGCGCGCTCGTCCTGCGTCATGCTCTCGTTTTTGACGTAGGCAGGAAAACGCACATCGTCGCGTTCTATGCGGAACAGCTCGTTCCGCCACCAACCCACGAAGATCGCCCGCTGCGTGATGGAATTCTGGCTCGCCTGCTCCCACATGTCCTGCCAGTGGTTGAATCCGTTTGCGGTGCTTTCCCAGATCTGCAGGCGATTCGGATTGCGCTGGGCCATCGTCGCCTTCAATTCCTTGACGTCCTCCTCATTCCCCCAGAATGCGACTTCCGTCGCGTGAATGAACGTGTGCGCCCCTGATTTGCCGAGCGTGGCACCCTTCGTTCGTTCCTTGGTTCCGGCAATCAGATACTTGAACATGCTGCCGTTTTCGAGCAGCAGCATGTTCCGGTTGTGCCGGCCCTTCCGCACTTTGTATTTGCCGGGCAGATAATGCAGGAACATGTCTATCGTCGCGCGGAACGCCTGCGCCGACCCGTCGTCATGCGTCGCAAACGCGCCGGCCATGCCGCCGTACTCGAACGCCCAGAACAAATCCAGCGCGAGGAAAAACGTCGAACTGCCGAGTTGCCTTGCCTTCAAGATGACGAACGTGCTTTGCCCCTGCTCCAGCCCCTTGATGATCTCGGCGAGGATGTACTCCTGGCTACCGAGCATGCGCAGCGTCTGCAGCCCATACTCCTTGGTCTGCAGCCGGCATTGCGACAAGAATTTGCGAAAGCGCGCCTCGGGGAACGGCGCGAGCTTGCCAGTGTTGGCGCGGTACTCGTGGAGGGCCTGGGTGTCCATGCCCTCGCGTGTACACGCATATCAGACGAGATGTCTAGGGGGGAGTGGAATGGGCTGGCCGTGAGGCCGCCAGAGATGCAGGCAGTACGGATGGATGTTGATGCTCGCCGGCACGTGCAACTGCATCGCCACTTCGTCGTCGCGAAAGCACTTCCGCTTGATACATTCCATTTCGCGCCAGATTGGCGCCCGGTCCTTTCGTGACACCGACACGTGGTCCCACCCCTCTCCAACCGACGCAATTACGCCAAGGTCTCTCCCGTCCACTGGCGACGGGAATACGAACGCGCCGCCGTCCGGATCGCCATACTGGCCGTAGGCTTCCGCAAGATTCCCCGCCATGCGTTTTACATCGTGCTCCCGCAAATCGCGCTCCCGATAACGCGTTATCGGCGAGTGCTTGCGCTGCTCGTGGAGAGCGTCTGCCGCATCGCGCGCATCCCAATCGATGGGCCTGGCGACTGGCCTCCAGCACTTTAGCCGGCCGCACGTGGTCCTGCCGTCCGGGATGGGCCGACCACAATGGCGACACTTGTTATGCGCAGGCTTCGCCTCCGCACGGATGTCTGCAACGCCCTCAAACAGATTCCGCGCGAAGATATCATACAGCGCCTCGATTTCCTCATCGCGCACGATATGCGGGGGTTCGTAACCGCTGCCGGCGTTCGCGATGTTCACTACCGAGACTCTGCCCGCCCTTGTCCTCAACGCAACCGCGGCACACGCAATCAACCATGTTCATCATCGCTTCCCCCTCTTGGGTTTCCGGCCCGTTGCCAGGCTCTTGCCTGTCTGCGCCTGCGCTATCCTCGCAGCCTTCGCCTTGCTAGCACCGCCGCGGCGAACAGCTTCATACATCCTGTGCACTTTGGTGTTTTTTGGCATCTCTCTTACTCCATCCTGCCATCACTGCATCGAAGTCCTCCACCTGCTTCTCGATCTGCGTTGCCAGAAACCGCAAAGCACTCGCTACCTGGGCGGCATGCTCCCGTGGTATTTTTAACGCCCATTTTCTCCCACGGCCCGCCCGCATCTCGACCAGAATATGCGTCGGAGCTTCCTCTCGTGCGTAGCACCAGAGACACCACCCCTTTTTCATACAATGACCCTCCCCACGTATTAGCGCGGCGGCTGCCATCAATGCGAGAGTACCGAAGACGCCGGGGCCCGTTGATGGCTATTTTGTATGCCTGACGCCGCCGCTCGCCTGGCTGCATCCCCCGGCTATTCGACGAAAGACGTGCAATCCCGCGTCGTGCAGTAGGCGCGCACCTTGCCGCTGGCGTCCGCACGATAGAAATGCAGCCGGCCCGTACCACAGTTCGGGCACGGAATACTGCCGCGCTCTCCGCGCCTGGCGCCAACTTTCTTGAGGGCGTCGAGGGCGGCAGCGCGCCGCAAGATGTAATCAGGGACCATTTTTCTCCTCCAACAACGCTTGCGCAATATATAGCTCGGAGAGCGTCTGCATCGCCTGCAGCACGACGTTGTGAGGCACCTGCATGCCCAGTGCGTTCGCCTCCGCGATCTTATCGACGGTCGCCTCGCACCACGTGATCATCCGTTCGATGCGCTCCGCTCGCGTCATCACTCCGCTCCCCTTGCTGCCGGCAGAACTCGAATGCGTGCAGCGCCTGGAACGCCGCGATGTACACACGTGCCTCCGGCACGTACCGATACCACATCGGGGTGCGCGCAATCGGGTCATCAGCGTCCGGATTGTAGAGGTCAGCCGCGCACATCGCGCGCGCCACCGCCTCGATTCGTTGCAGGTTCACCTGCTGCATCGATTACCACCTCCTCCGAGACCTCCCACAACGCCTTGCGCACCGTATAGCTGTCCCAAGCCTGCATGCGCTTGCGGATTATCCGCAGCACACGGACTCTTTCCTCCGCGATCGCCGCCGCTATCAAGTTCTCGACCTTGTCGGGCTTCACGAGCGCACCTCCCTCGCGAAACCGTGTTCCGCGATCATCTCACCGACTGTCATCGCTCGTCACCCTTCCCAGTATCTTGTCTGCGTATTCGTCCACCGTTTCATCGAATGCCCTTTCCGCCGCTTCTCTGCCCGCCGCACCCCCGTATATCTCTGCAAGACAAAGCAGCGTCGCGAAGCATATCGCCAAGACGTCACCACCCTCCGCCACGAGTTTGGCCACCGCGGCACCGTCCAACCTTTTGCGCCCGCTTACACCAAGTAGCCTAAGGATTTCGATTTGCGTCGCGTTCATGCCCCCTCGCGAAGTGTGCGCACCACCCTGACGATCGCACGTCTCCCTGCACCGCCGTGCATCCGTCCGGCGGGCGGAACATGATGCAGTCGCGGCACATCTCGCCCCGCATGGGGTAGTCGCGATACGCCGCCTGCAGCTTGGTGTCTCTCATATCCGTCGCAGCCTCACGAACGGCACCCGGCGCCATGCCGGCCAGATGAGCTGCAGGAGGAAGCACCGCAGAAACACGACATTGATCGGCCTATAACGCAGATCCGTCCCGATCACGAAATCTTCGCCGTGCTGTTGGCTAGGTTTCATCGCGCTTCGGCGCCATACGCCCGTTCTTCGTATGGTTGCGCTTGCCCTCCGGCACCCGCCTGCGATATTCCCTCCGGACAACCTGGCTCATCCGCCCTATCGACCTTCCATACTTTTCCGCAAGCATTGCCAACGTCGCCCCATCCTTCCAGTCGGCATAAATCCGGGCATTCCGCTCGGCCGTTGGATAGGTCATGGGCTCTGTATCTCGCACTTCATTTTCCCCAGCAGTCGATCCATGTCTCAAGCACTCCCCTTCGGAACACTGAGCTTGTAGACGGCCAGAGCGCAGCGAATGAACTCTGCCGCCGCCTCCTTGGGATCGTATCCGCCCCATGTCGTCGCCGTTCCGTCCGGATGCAGAACAATCCCGCAGGCGCCATGATGAAAGGAAAGGCGGATACTCGACGCCATGACCTCCGTGCCATCTTCCTCGCCGCTCATGCTCATTTTTTCAGCGTCTCCACGCGCGTAGGCGCGCCGTCGATGAATTGGCTGCGGATTTTCTGCTGATCACGGATGATCGTCCACACATGCTGGCGGCTCACGCCAAACGCCTGAGCAATGACGCGCATCGGAATACGGTCGCGCGCAAAGCGCAGGTAAATCTCGTGGTGGTCGCCCGGCGCGAGCTTCGGTGCAGGCGCCATATCAGCCAGCATCCCCACATTGCCTCGCCACCTCTTGCAACGCCGCGGCAGTGTACACCATGCCGCGCTGTATCCCGATCAGCCACATGAGCTCCAGCATGTCCCGCTGCCAGGAATCCAGCGATTCCCACGCGGGTATCACGCACTCGTGCCCACAGCGCAGCTCCGTGTACGTCTGCCGCACTTCGTCCATTACGCCCTACCCTCCCGGAAACGCGACCACGTCTGCGGCTGATGCCAGGACCATGACGACCGCGGACCGCGTCCGCGCTTCGGTTTCTTCGCCATGCCTGGCCGCCAGGAACGCCAGGGGTTGTCATGCAAGAGCTGCCGCCGGGCTGTGCGCTTGGCAAGGTGCCGGCGCTGCGCGGCGCCACGATGCCGCTCACGACGCTTGGTCATCACCAATCGTCCGCAGCGCGCCAGAGAGATTTCCATAACTCCCACGGCGCTCGCCATTCTCCACATTGCCACGCCAAAACCGGCACCCGGTAGAGTTTCGCGAGCAGATACCAGCGCCGCCTCATGCTCGCTCCGCCGTGATCACTGCAAGAGCCGCGTACAGAGCGTACGGCAACCACCCCACCACCAGCGACAGCTGGAACAAGCCTAGGCGCAACCTCGTGCGCGTGAAGGTACCACGCACCCTGCGCGGCACGAGCAGCGCCAGGCCGATGCCAAGCCCCACGTACCAAACCAGCATCACCACGTTAGACATCGCGTGCCGCCTCCTCCAATAGACCGACTACGGCAGCCTGGCCCCGCGAATCGTTGAACCTGAATACGCTATCGCCGCCCCGCGCTTCGACTAGGGCTTGGAGCCGTAAATGCGCAGTTACTCTCGCTGCGGGCGAGGGCCGCTCCGCCTTTATCGCCCCCATCATACACCAAGACACCGCATTTCGTGACCCCGGCTCTACATGCTTACTATTCTTGTCTCGCGCCAGTGCATACTGACACCACGTACCGGGCCAACGAATGCGCTCCGCGGCACGCAGCAGCAGAGCACCTATGGCATCGACCTCGGGGAGAGCATCGCGGGGCATGGGGACCTCCTTGTTCAGCTGCGCGCGGCCGCCTCCAAGAGGGCGGCCATTCTCTCCGCTGTCTGCCCCGGTAGGTCGTTGAGCTCCATGATATCGAAGCGGCCAACTATGTTGTGGAGACGGTCGAACACGGCTATTCCTACCCCCGCGGACTGCGCCTCCAC